CCAGCCCTTTCATGAGAGGCGCGAGGTGGATCCGGATCCACTCGTCGCACCATGATTTTCTGTACTTCTCGCCCTTGAGGGCGAAATTATTGTCCAGGGCCAGGCGTATGATCGGCCTGGCTTCTTTCATGCATGCCTCGATCAAAATACCGGGGATGGCCACCCCGGATCCTTCCCTGGGGATAGCGTCCAGCTCCTCTTTCATGGCCGCCTTGTTGGCCCCGTATGCCCCGCGCACACGCTCGTACCATTCCTTTTTCCCTTCGGGCGTCGGGGTCCATCCCTTGACCATGCAGACCCGCTCGTACAGCCCGTTTTTAACGGCATCATCGAACGTCACCCTGAATATCCTGAAGGCGAACAGTCCGGCCCTGGTGTCGTGGATAAGCTGGTTGAACGGGTTCTTGTCGCCGTTGTGGGTGCTTATGATGCGGATGTCCCCGCCCCATATGATAAGGGCCAGGGTGGAATCGATCACGGCCTGCACGTTGAGGTGAAACGCCGCCTCGTCTATGTTGACCTTGCCCTGCAGTCCCCGGATGCTCGCAGGCCTGGACGACAAAGCCACTATCTGAAACCCGGATGCGAACCTGATCCGGTAGCTGGTAATATGTTTTGAAGATCCGTCCGGCTGCTGATCCTCGAACAGGAACACCTCAATGCCCTGCCATCCCTCCGCCATAGCCGCCGCCATGACTCTGGCCATGTGGGCGCAGTAGCCTATATACTCGAGACCTTTTTCCCTGGTGTCGCCGATGTAGTAGACGTTATCCCCGCCCGCGCTCTTTTTACTTGAAGCGGTGATCGTATCGTCCAGGGCCGTGGCGAATGTGATGCCCGTGCGCCGCCCCTTTTCGCAGATATTAAGGGGATACTCGTGAATCTGTTTGATCCATCCGGCCTGGTGCTTCATGAGCACACCTTCAGCCAGGGGATCGTACCCCTCCGGGATCTCCCGCACACTGGAAGGCAATTCATCCCAGCTTAGTATGCGCTCGACATCTCCGGGCCGGTCAGTCATTACGCGACTCCCAGTACCTTTTTGCGCCAGAATTCAGCCTGATCGCTGCTCAGGCCCTGCTCCGCGGCTGCGCTCTCAACGGCGCTTGCCGCGTCCTCAAGCGCCCGCTTCCTCGCCGCGGTCTCCATCTCCGTCTGCCACTTTTTCTGCCTCACCGCGGCCTGTGCCAGCTTGGCAACCATCTGGCCGATCCTGGGCAGGCTCTTGTTGTCGGTTTCCAGCTCCACAAGCAGCTCGAACGTTTTGGTCTGGACCAGCCGGATAATGGCGTCATTCATGGCGCCGGCGTCATCCTCCGAGGCCTCCGCAATGGCCTTGGCCTGGTCCGTGGCCACCTTGAGCGCCCGCAGCCGGTCCTCGAATTTTTTCCCGTACCGGTGCACGCTGGATTTTGAGATCTCGTATCCCTGGTCCCGCAGCCATTCGGCCAGCTCTTCGTACCCGGCAAACCCGCCCCGGATGAGTTTTTTCTCCAGGTCCCGGCGCACTTCATCCGGCAACAACTCCACGCTCGATCGCTGCATGATTAACCCCCTACCAGTACTTCACCGGACGGGCGATTCCGGGCAGGCACTCAACCGTGTATGCCACCACGTCGACCCCGTGATGGGTCAGCTCCGCGCTCCAGCATGCCTTGTCCTTGCCGCTGATCGCAACCAGCTTGCGGTCTTCCAGATAACCTATCTCCCGTCTCAGTTCCCTGGGAGTTACGGGCATGTCCTCGCCGCCCACCGTGGCCACGATCACGTCTTCCGACACGGGATAGGGCCGCCCCACGTCCAGGGTCTGCAGTATCCTCCACCGTAAGACCTCTATGCGTTTTTTCTCCGGGTCCATTATCCACCTCCCCGCCTGGTTGGCTCTATCTGCTCATGCACAAACTCCCATATCGCGTCTATTTTCTGCTCGATCTTGCCGAAACTCATGATCCAGTCCTCGCGCCGGACGTACTCTTTGGGCAGTGCCTCCTTGAGGTCCGCCAGCGCCTGGCGCAGCTTCTCGTGACGGTCGCCCTGTCTGATTATGCTGTGCTTTATGTCCCGCAAATAAATCACCGCGGACGTCAGCAGCGCCGAGAACACACATCCCACGATTACCAGGGCGATCTGCGCGGTCATGATTTGCCTCCCTGAATTGCCTTGATAACTCCCTCGATCAAACCGGCCTTAGGCTCTCCCTCCTTTGCCCTTTTTTCCTTTCCCCTGTCCCACACGGCCACGCCCAGGATGGAAAGCCAGCCCAGCCAGATCCACTGAGGCACGTCCGGCACCGCCTTGCCGAGCAGAGGAAGGAGGAAATAGATAAGAATTACTGCCAGAGGATAGGCAAAACCGTTAAACGGCCTCCAGGAATACTGCGGCCACCGGTCGCTTTTCACTTCCGCCTGCATGGTGGCATTCACGGTTGCGAGTTTTGCAGCGTCGATCTGTGCCAGGCTCACCTCCCGTTCAATCGCCATTTTTTGCAGGTCGACATAGAGTTTCGGGTCCGCCTCTATTTTCGCGGCCACGGCTTCGATGTCCGACGTGCTATCTCCTGTGACCGCCCTCATGAGCCCTTCCAAAAGCGTCCCTGAGCCGGGTACAAAAAGATTCGCGACCGTAGGAGCAATCGCCTTGATCCCGTCCGCTATCTTGCTGAATGCGCCCATATCTTCACTCCCTCGGATTGGCCGCGGTCCGGTATACGCCCTCATAGAGCCCGACGCTGGAAGCTCCAGCCATCAGGCCGAACAGAACGTAATCTATGACGGTTTTGACCGTGACAGCCTCCGCGTTGTACAGCATGGCCACGAGGCCGATCAGAATGCCCCCGCAGATCGCTATGAGCGCCTTCCACTTGTCCGGTATCGTCCCGAATAGCTTATAGATGATGCCGAGCACGATGCTCAGCAATACCGGCACGCTGTAGGCCCCTATTGCGATTTCCATGATGCCTCCTTTTTTAGGTTACGATTAGATAGATAGCCCCGATGATTATGGCAAGAACCACGAGCACCAAGGCTATATCCAGTATGGTTTTGAGCACACCCTCAGTCTCCCTCCTCCATCATCCGGGCAAGCCTTACGGCTCGATTTCCCACCTGGCGGGCCCATTTGCTGTCAAGCATCTCCTTCGCCGCACACGGAAAATCTTTGGCCTGGATGGCCTGCCACATTTTTTTGAATTTAAGAACTTTCGGAAGGCCCATGTTGAAAATCATGTTGATGATTACCCTTTTCCGCGCCTCACCTTCCAGGCCCCTGCGATACTGCACCGGCAGGGACCAGAAGTCATTAATGGCGCCGGTGATATCCGCCCTCAGAAATTCATTCGCGATGGCTTGATTGATTTTACTGCCGAGATAGAGATGATGGCCATAGCCGCAGGTGGGAAACCCCTCGGAATCCGTATACACGTATTCCCGATATCCTTCATCTTCCTTGATTTCTTTAATCAGAAGATTCAGTCCGTTATCCATGACCGGGCCTCCGCAATAAAAAAGGCCCGTCAACTCTGCATAGAGTTGCGGACCTCTCAGGGTCTGGATCACACCGTCCCGGAATCCGGGATAGCCCTCCCAGGGGCGTTCGGCGTTTTATTTTAGACTAGGCTTATTTTTTTTACTTTGTCAAGTATTTTCTTATATCTTGCGCTTTCACCCAGACGAGACCACAAGATCGGCATCGGAGTTTAATGCTGAATTGGTTTTCAGGCAGCTCACCTTTCCAATCGCATACCCTTTTATTTTTGCACCGCGGGCATAGTATCGGGATGCCTTTTTTACGTTCTTCCCTTTTAGCATCCATCATGTCTCTTCAATTCTTGCGGTTTAACGTTTAGATAACCTGGCGCCCTTGGCGCTCTGGTTGATTTGCTGGTTGGGTGACCATTTTATAAGTTCACCCTTAAATGGCAAACCATAAGTTTTCTGAAAGAATTCAAGCATATTAAAAAAACAATACCCGAGAGGTCTGAAACCATCCCGCCAAGCGAAAGACTCTTTGGCACTTTCATAGAGACAACGGCCATCCAAGTACACATCCGTTTTTTTATCAATAACAACTGATTCAACTGATGTACAAATAGCATTCATGATTTTCTTACAACCTTTAGTCCTCATGCCAGTATAGAGATACAAAACATCCCCCGGTTTAGTGGGCCGTTGTCGGGGCTTGCGAATGGTTTGAGCTTTCTCACCATTAAGAATCAACGGAACAAGAAAAGACTTGAAATTATAAGCTGGCATTGCATATCTCCATAGGGCACCCAACAGTATTGATATATGGAAAATATCATTCCTTGCCAAACCTCTCGAGCGCGTCTTTCAGCTTCGGGTACCTTCCGAGCGCCTTCTCAAGACCTATATCTTCCTTCCCACCTTCGCCAAGGCTTCGGTGGACAGGCCGCCCTTGCCCTCCATAGCTCGAAGAGCGACGGCGGGTTTCTCTTTCGCTTTCTTCCTTCGCCGTCATGCCCTCTGCACTCAGCCGCTCCGCTGTCTTAGAAAGAATGGCAAGCAGATAATTGTGGTTCCTGAAGCCCCATTTCTGCATGTTGCAGATATCGGTCATGGTTTTGACCGTCTCGTGCTGCGAGGTACGGTACCTCTTACCCCTATAGCTGAACGTGGACGTTTGCATAAGCCGGGCAATGCTCTTAAAAATTCTGAGACGCTTCGTTAATGAAACATTGCTGAATTCAGTCTGTCTGAAACAGTCCGAATACTCATATACGAGGCGCCAATGCACCCCCAATTTTGCAGCAATATCATGCGTTTCTGCCTGTTCCAATTCACGGACAGCCTGTTCCAATTCAAATTTAAATCCGCACTTGGGGCACGTCAGTTTCATGGTTGTTTCAACTGCCTCATCTCTCGCTCATATATTATCGATCATCCTCTCAGGAAATCGCGATGCACGCTATAAAAAGCCCCGTGGCCACACCGGCCAGGTACATGCCCCACAAAATCACGGGCCATATGGCCTCACGCCTTCCGGGCATCTCCATCGACTGGGATGCCATGCGGATCGTCCTGATTCGGTCGGTTCTATTCATTCTTTTTTTCCTTTTTTAATTGAAAATTGACAATCGAAAATCGACAATCAAAAAATGCCTCCTTTCACGAGATATATCGCCAGCCCCCCGCCCAGGAGAAAGGCCAGCAGGCTGATTGGGTGCAGCCGGGTGATGACGAGTACAAATGCCAAAATTGTCAGCAGCTTAAGCCACGTAATGATATCGGCCGGGTTAATCATGATTTGCCTGATAGCCGCTTTTCCGTGTTGCTGCGATAAATAATGCCAGAACCATAATCCCGACATAGACACCCGCCACAAAAGAAAGGATACAGAAAAATATTGTCATTTCCCGCCCTCCTTTAGCTTGGTTATCTCTTTTTTTACGAGCTCCTCACCCACCATGCAGCCCTCACACTTTTTCAGCCCCTTCTTATACCGGTGTATACAAAGGTGCTCGTAGATCTGCTGGTGCCACCGCTCGCACCAGAACGATTTACCCTTATTGGTCATGCAGTGCCTCCCGGATGAAATAAAGCGCCTGCTGCTCCGGGGTGCGGAGCTCCTGGGCTGCCCGCTGCCGGAGATGCTCGAAAAGCTCAGGCAGATGCTCGAAATCAACAATGATCCAGGTTTCACCGGCGGTTGTTGATTCGCCTTCCGGCGGCTCAGGCCACGGTTCCGGCCTTTCAACCTTGCCACCCACCACATACGCTTTACGCTTTTTGTTTGTCGCTTTCGCTGCTGTACCTGCTGATTCAATCATTTCAATTGAATCATCAGCCTCAATTGTATCTTTTAAATCTTTTAGATGCCTCAAATCCGCAACCGCCACCGGCCCCATGATGCCCTCCCTTTTCATCCGGTTCTTTTCTGCCAAGTAGGCCTCGTTGTAATGCTTCTTGCACCTGCCCTTTGCCGCCTGCGGTTCAGCGCAGCCCTGCAGCAGGCACGTCTTGCCCACATTGATATCCTTGAAAACAAATGGTATGCCTGTATCTTCACTCTCCTCTGCCACAGAGAGCTCCTCCCCGTAATTCACGCCCATTGTTGCCAGGCTATAGCTGCGGTGTTTGCTCAGCTCTTTTCTGCGCCAGCTGTCGTAGCAGATCTTGCACATTCCCCTGGCAGCAATCTTTTTTTCCTTCTTGCACTCACTGCATATTCCTGTTTTTCGCTTCACGCTGTCCTCCGTTGATTGATCCTTTTTTTTTAATTCGGCCTTAATCTCCCGCCCCTGCGGGCAATCTACGCATTCGGACGGCATTTCCCGTTTATAGCCGATTCCCACCGGGATGCCCTTTTCCTGGCGTTCCAGGCATCTGATTTTTTGCATCCGCGTGTGGTTGCACTCGCATGTGAAATAATCCGGCCCGCTCAAAATCTCCGCTATTTCGCCCTGCATCGTCTTGATATTCCTATGTGGGACTTTTCTCTCTTCCACATTATAACCTCTAACGTTGATAAAGCCAGAACGCTCGGCTTGAGATCGGCCGGCATATTTTTATACCCGTGCCGATTCAAATTCAGCAATTCGGCCCTCGAGATAAGCATCAGGTTCTCCAGCTCCCAGTGGCTTTTCTCGCCGTCGATGAACGCCACAACCATGCCCTCCGGCACCGGGCCGTGCGCCTGCTCCCAGACATACACATGCTTGTGCTTATACCGGGTCGGGAATCCGGTATGCGGATCACGCTCCGGCACCTTCATAAGAATAAACCCGTCTTTCGAACATACGCGCTCTGCCCAGAGCGGCTTGCGGTTCGGGGGCGCATTTCCCTTTTTGAAGCTCATTTTGTTCGCGCCGGTGAGCCCCTTTGTGCCCGTGTTCCAGGGCCTGTGCCCCCTGGGAAAATGCCCCGTGCGCCCGGAAGTGATATGGCGGTTGCCGGTAAATGCCTTAATTTGTGCCTCCGTCTTGCGGGTCCCGAACCGGTGGTTGAATAAAACCGTGATCTCCGCGAGGCTCTTGCCTTTATACTTGTAGCGAATGAACCGGGCCTGTTCTTCGGTAAAGATCCGCAGCCGTGATATGAGCCTGTTTCCGGGTGCCCGCCCGCACCTGATTTTATAATTTTCCAAACTACTTTTGATGGCTGTTTCGGTTTTTTCCATACCGAACCGGTTATTAAACGCCTTGGTAAGACCCCGGACGTTCATGGTTAGATATCCGTTCTGCAGAAACTCAAGATGCTCTTTTGTATAGATGAATCTACTCATCTTCTTCAACGCCCGATACAACCCCCAGCATCTCGGGCGACCTTTTGATGAGCCCGTCGTTTATGGCCATTTGGGCCTTCAGGGCGAGATTCGCGTTATTGATAATCTGAGCCGCAACATTGCTCACGCTTTTGGCGCGGCCAATTTCCTCGTTCAACTCATCTCCCTTCAGGTCTTCATCCGACAACCGCTCCATCTGCGCAAAAAGGTGATTGTTCAAATCGATCAGTTTATTTTTCATGATCTCTCCTTAGACTTAATGCTTTCATGTTTTTCAATCGTCAATATTCAATCCCTAGAGTTGCAACCACTTGACCGCTTCCTCATATGCCGCTTCGTAGCCATCGCCGATCCGCTTGTAGAGATCTCGCCTCATATCTGCAGGAAGCCTCACATAGCAACGATAGCAAAACGACCGCTTAGGCCACTTCGGTCTGCCGCAGGCGCACTCATCACTCATCAATTCATCAATGTAGAATTTCAGTCCTTTTCCCATATTTATCAGCCTCCACGCTTCTCCCCTTCGATTTCCCCGTTATCAGGGTCACGGCCTGGGGCGGATCTACCAGCCTGTCGACCTTGATGACTATGCCCATGCCCGGATGCCAGTATGTGGAAAGCAGCTTGTATTGCGTGCCGTCGGGCTCCATCAGCAGCCGTCCCTTCTGGAGCCATACGGACTGGCTGATGATCCTCATTATGCGGTACGGGGAGGGCGGTTCCTGGCGGAAATACTCCCACCACCTCTTTTGGAAATGCTTGCTCAGCGTCAGCTCCATGCGCCTTAACCCCTTTCGGCCGTCAGCTCGTAGGTATACGTCTCCTTCTCTTTCCGGACTGCCCCGATCACTGCCAGCCGTTCCGCCGGCCACTTGCCGATGGCCTCGCGGTCGATCTTGACATCCCTCTTAAGCCCGTCCTCCCATCCCTGGGCCTCGATCTTATTCACGGCGTTCTTCGGTATCCTCACCTTCGGTTCCCTGCCGTAAAGCAGGATACCGTTTTCAAGCGCCACATGGTCGGTGCCGTCGAAAAGATGCGCCTTATTTTTTTTCATGAGCGCGATCAGCTCTTTTTCGGTGCCCGCGATGGCATCCTCGTAATATTGCACCGCGGGAGCGCGCGATTCGCGTATCCTGGCGATCTCTTCCTCGGCCGCGGCCTGTATCCGCGCCAGTTCGCCGGTGAAAGTGGCGATGTGCGCGAGTTTGGCGTCCGCGCTATTCTTCAGGCTCTGGATTTCCATATGTCCCCTCTTTCAGATTGAGCTGCATCTGGCCCAGAAGCTCGGGCAGCCCGATTTTTTGCATATTGGCGATCATGGCCAGTTTTTTCACGGCCTCGTGTTTGCGCCGGTCGAAAAACATTTTCAGCTCGTGGGCACTCCTGGCCAGGTAATACCCGCCTCCTGTCTGGCTCCTGGTCTCCCCGATCAGCACGCCCTTGTTTCGCAGCTCCGTTATGACATGCCGCAAATCACGGGTATCATTGATCCGGTGCAGCCAGGGTTTGCCGTACACGCGTGTGTATAGCTCGCCCATGCCGATTGCCTTCTCAATCCCGATATGCCGCGTCAGGATTGCCAGCAGGCGGCCCATAGCCTCTGTTTTTAAGATCTTATTCATCTTTGATCCTCCTTATTACCACCAGCAGCCGTTTGAGAAGGCCGGCGTCGTGGCAAAACCGCAGATCGTCCACCCTGCAAATTTTGCGCACCAGGCCCCTGAGCCGGCGCTCGGTGAATTGCGAGTGCAGCAGTTCCTGGCCTACCCGTTCTTTGAGTGCCTCGATCTGTGTCCTGGTGCCGCTTTTGGCCCGCCATCCCTTGCTTTCAAAGCGGATAACAAGCTGCTCGAGCTCGCGATTGCACAGGTCCGCTGCGGAATCCGCGCCGAATTCGGTCTTCAGGATCTCCCGGTAGAGCGCATCGTCATTATGCAGCGTTTGTTTTTTTGCTATATGCACCTTGGCCAGCAATATCCGCCTGTCTCTTTGAAATGAATTCTGCGACAATTTTCTCATCTTTCACCTCATCACATTCATCCGGAAACTCACCCTGTCCGGAATGGTATAGAGCCATTCGGCCCCGATCCCGTGGGCGCACAGCCTGCGGCCCACCCTCTGAAGATGCCCGTCTGCCAACAGGCGCCGGATGATTTTTTCCACGTGGCTCTTTTCAGCGTCGGCCACGAGCCTCCTGATGTCCGTGGAAGCGAACTCCCTGTTTTGGACATACATTGCGCGGAGCATCTTATCTTTGAGCGGCGATTTATCCGACCGTCTCCAGGCGTGGTTATATTTGATGAGGCCCGAAGGCGTCCGGGCGATCTCCCCGCGGGCCTCGAAATCCCGCAGGGCCCGCTTCATAACCTGCCGCGCCTGCCCGTGCCCCATGCCGACATTCCTGCACAGCCTCCACCGGGATCCCGGCCTGATCCACGTTTTTAATTCGGCCCGTATCCGGCCCGCCAGCCCGGTTTTTGCCGGGCCGTTATTTCTTTTTGTTTTCGCTAACAATGTCTTTCACCAGGTCCTCGGGGATCTCGGTCAGCCCGCTTGCCTCCAGGGCCCGCTCGATATCAACGGCCACCTTGAGCACGGGCCGCCAGTCTCCCTCGCAGTGGAGCTGTATGAGCTCCGTGGCGCCGGTGCTGATGTTCACCTCCATCGCCTTGCGGAAAAAGAGCACGATGTTCGACTGTGTGATCGGCTCGAACGCCATGCGCCTCCGGATGCGGCTCCATATCCTGCTTCTGGAGGCCAGCTTGCGGGTCAGCCCGTCCTCACCGATCAGCAGGATAGGGCAGGAATACCGCTCGTTGATGTTTCGGAGCATCTCCAGCAGGGGCATGGGCACCAGGTCCGCCTCGTCTACAATGACCAGCCGCCGGCGTTTGGCCATCTCTGCCTGGATTACCTCCAGGCAGCCCGCGACCCTGCCGGGCATCACCTTGGCCAGATCGAGCGTGATTTCCCCCAAAAGCATCGTGGCGCTGGTTTTATTCATGGGCGGTATGTACACCGCCCCCGAATTCACCGCGTATTTCTTGGCGGACTCGCTCTTTCCGCGCCCTGCAGGGCCGGTTACCATCGCCATGCTCGGCCCGATCAGGCTGCGCCGGTCCTCCATCTCCATGCACAGATCGTCAAATTTGTTCACGTTCTCCGTCACCAAAAAGCATTCTCTCATCATTTCCCTCCCATCTCCCGGACAACCGCCCAGTACTCATGCTGGTCGGCATCCATGTGTGCTTCATATTCCAGTTTAAATGCCGTGTCCGCCTCGTCCGGATCCCCGCCGGCGAGCTCGCATTCCACGATCCACTTGTACCGGTCCAGGCCAGCCCGGAAATATCGCGGCCGTTCCGGGACCTTCTTTTGCCGGGTTTTGCGCCGCGCCTCCTCCGCCTCGAGGCGGGCGATATCCGCCTCTATCTCCTCGGCGGACATCGGCCTGTTCGCCTCTTCCAGCTCTTTGCTCCTGGCCCGCTGCTCTTTTGTTATGGCTGCCGCCGCCTTCTCGATCCTGGGTACCTGCGAATACTCCCTGACGTCCGGGATTGCGGACGTGAGCGAGCGGTATTCCGCAATAAATCCCTTGCGCTGCCGCCTCTTCTCCTCGATCTTCCTCTGGGCCAGGGTAAGGTCCTTCATGCTTGAGTATTCAACCGGAAGGGCGCGGGCCAGGTATTCCCTGTCCTTGAATACCAGCACCCATCCGGGATCGAGCGGATCGAACCGCACCTCCACCCGCTGCTTATCCAGCCCGATCAAGCGGTCATCTTCGTACACCTCGCCACGCAGTGTGATCCTGCCGCGGTCCACGATCCGGCCGGTTCTGCGGAGAAATACCAGGTCAATCGCCTCGTCTGACAGCATCACCGGCCTCCAGCCCTCCGCGCAGCACTGTTTCAGGCAATCCATAGGCGTGGCCTTTTTGGGTTTCGGGCTCCACGACCATTCACGCCGCACGCCCCGGTGAGGCTTGACGCTATTGTAATAGTCCAATGCCTTGAGCATGGTGAGGGCGAACTCAGGGAAGGTGAGGAGTTTTCCTGCGCGGGCCAGGCGCTCGATATCTTTCTGGTCGACCTCGTTTTCTTCCTGGAGGCCTCCGAGCTCCTTTACGTAGCCCGGCACAAAGAAATGATCGCGCAGCACGCCTTCAAGGTTGCGGAATGTCCCCTCGATCATCTTTGCCTTGGCGTTGCGCACGATTGCCATCCGGTGAGTGCCGGCCACAGCCGCGAGCGGGTTTATCTCCTCCGGGTCCTCATCGAGATCGACAGGCGCGTCCACTGTCTGCCTGGCCTCCAGGCCCAGGGAGCGCATATCCTTCATGACCCCCATAATGTATTTGGATTCCTCCGGTTTGCCGTGATCCGTGTAGATCGAGGCGAACGGCCCGAATATCTTGAGGCCCATGCGAAGCGCGAGGCCCATAAGAAAGGAGTCATATTTTTTAGCAATGGCGGCCCCGTAAAACGCGCGGGTCCGCAAATCCTGCCAGAAATAGCCCTCGGGCCGGAAGACTTCGCCTGTGTCCTCGTCCGTTACCCAGAAGTCGAACCGGTGCTGATCGCCGACCAGTATCTCGAAGGGCGCGAGGTCCGCATAGCTCCGGACCACCGGGGGGAGGGTGTTGTCCAGGGCGCGGACCCCGCCTCTCTGAAGCGCCAGGAGCTGCGGTGTGATCCTTTTCTTTCCCCACCATAAGGCGGATTCGTACCTGCCTATCCTCCAGCCCCTGGTTGCGGCCTCCTGGGCGAGGATGGCGTACAGGGCATCTTTTGCTATTTTCCGGTGTTCTTTTTTGATGCATAGGCCGATCCAGTAATCCACGGCCTCAGGGGTCCACGCCTTGGGCTGCCGCCGGTTGCCCTTTGTGTGCTTCAGCCCGGCCAGGCCCTTCTTTTCGTATTTTTGAATCTTTCTGTATATGGTTGATGCCGTGGTATGGCGCCGTCCGGCCACGTCCTCGATCCAGGCCCTCCTTTTCCATTCCGGGGGCGTTCCCATAGCCTCCTGGACGATGCGCGACCATCTGGCCACCCGGCGGTCGCGGATTACGGTCATATCGAGGGCGGTCTCATCGGACCAGGTTTCCTTTCTGGGTCCGTTAACAACCGCGGGCAAAAACCCCTGCATTTGCACTTTATCGCCGGTCGCCTGTCTCACCAGTTCCAGCGCCGCCTCCGGTAAGAGCAGCGGCAATGACTCTATGGATATCGCCCCGCTGGCAGCCAGCGCCGTCTGCACCTCCCCCGGGAGTTGGGATAGGTAAAATTGTTTTGCCCGATTTTCCCCGTTCGTGTGTGGCCACTTCTCTTTTTCAGACCGCCGGAATATACTTGTCTTTGCCTTCCCCAGCGCCTTCGCGATTTCTTTCGCGCCGATCAGCTCCGGTCCGTTCATTTCATGTCTCCAATCTCCTTGGCATGCTTCTTGCTATCCTTATTATATATACATCTCTCCAGTCAGCAGGTCCTTTTCTTTTCCTTTTCCCAACAACCTGTCCAATTCCTCAAGCTGCTTTTTCGCACATTCCGGGCATGAGCCATGCGATATCAGTCCGTCAAACTCCTTGTTGCATGGCTTACTGCC